CTGGGTTACACCTTCAATTGATATTATTAATGATGGAGTTTATGCAGATCTTGAAGCACAAGATTATGATGCTTTTGAAGAATTTAAAATATGATTACTAAAGATGTAAGAAAAAGTCTGAAGATTAGACCTTCGGGTAGGTCTTCAGACTTTATATCTCCTAGCTTTGGATGGGGCTGTCTATATGATTGTTCCTATTGTTATATGAAAAGGCACAAACCTAAAGGTTTATCTATAGCTACAAACACGCATCAAATATTAACAGAAATTAATACACATGCTATATTTGCTATGCAAGAAGTAAAAAAACCAAATCAAACACATGCTAAATACATTACATATGATATAAGTTGCAATGAAGACTTTGCTTTACATGCTAAACATCATGATTGGAAAGAAATATTTAATTTTTTTAAAGCACATGATGATATACTTGGTACATTTGCAACAAAATATGTTAATAAAAATTTATTAGAATATAACCCAAAACAAAAAATAAGAATAAGGTTTAGCATGATGCCTGAAAAGAAACGTGCTTTACATGAACCTAACACATCTACAATTATAGAAAGAATAAAAGCAATTGATCAATTTAAAAAAGCAGGTTATGAAGTACACCTTAACTTTAGCCCTATAATAGTTTACCCAGAATGGCGCAATGATTATGAAGAGTTATTTAAATTAATAGATAATAATGTTGAAAATGTAAATAATGTTTATGCTGAATGTATATTTTTAACACATAATGCAAATAAACATTACCATAACTTATGGAATGGTCATTCTAAAGCTGAAAAAGAATTGTGGAGACCTGGGTTACAAGAACGTAAAATATCTCAATATGGCGGATCTAATCTAAGATATAAAAGAGATTATAAAAAAGAATTTATAAAAGCATTTATAGAAGACCATGATAAAATAATACCATGGAATAAAATTAGATATATATTTTAAGAATTATGAAACAAATATTAAATTTTTTTATAACTTTGATAAGATTATTAAGTGGAACATTTTTACTATTAATCATTATATTATTCTGGGCAATAGCCCTTATGTTGACCACAATAACTGAGGTGATGACTTCAGTTGAGTTAAAATTAACTAACTATATGAAAAAATGTTATGGGGAACTTTGAACTTTGGACTTGGTTTAAACCAAAAATAAAAATTATAAATAAATCTAAAAATCCTAATCCTAATTATGAAACATCTGATTCAGCAGGAATGGATATTAGATCTAATAAGAAGATTACTGTTAAACAGGGATCTACTGAAACAATAGGTACTGGTCTGTACATCCAGTTACCTAATGGTTATGAAGCACAAATTAGATCACGTAGTGGTTTAGCTTCTAAAAAAGGAGTTATAGTATTAAATTCTCCTGGCACTATTGATGCTGATTATACTGGAGAAATTAAAATTATACTCGCAAATCTTTCTGGTGAAGATTTTGAGGTTAAAAAAGGAGATAGAATAGCTCAAATGATTATTGCTCAATATGAGCAAGCATATTTTGAAGATGTTGATTCTCTTGATGAAACTGATAGGGGATCTGGTGGATTTGGAAGTACAGGAATTAAATAATTTGTTTAACCTTTTTAATTTTTTATATATGAAAAGTAAAAAACCAAACAGTAATATCACTATGATGGATATTACACCAAACGTTGATAATATCTCTATGCCAGAAGAAGTAAAAACTCCTGACACAGATAACATTATTATCAATGACAATTAAGGAGTTTAAAAAACTGCTTGAAAATACCTTTGAAGAGAGCAGAAAAACCTATGATCATAAAATGAATGAATATGCTACTGACCTAGATGTATTCCAATCATTTAAAAAGGGTGTAGGTTTTTCTTTTCAAAGTACACCAGAAGGTGTAGCATGGGAATATGCTTGTAAACACTTTGAATCAATTAAAAACATTATAAGCAAATGTCCCGGTGAGGTCCCAACTGATGAACTATTAAATGAAAAAATAGGAGATGCCATAAATTATCTTATAATCATAAAAGGCCTTATCAAAGAAAGAGGTGAATAAAACCAATATATACCTCCATTTATGAAGAGAGGGACGTAAGTCCCTCTTTTTTTATGCACCCATAGCTCAACTGGATAGAGCAACAGCCTTCTAAGCTGTAGGTTGTAGGTTCAAGTCCTACTGGGTGTACTATCTGCCTTGTCCCCTATAAGGCTTCTTATAGGAAGTTTGAGACTTGCTAGCATTCTTAGAATGTATACCAGGTCTCTTTTTTTTACCGTTACTTCTAAAAGTAAATGTGTTTCTAACTGCCATTATTTTTTAAATTTTTCAGCGGTTCTACCTCCAAAATAAGCACCTATAACTGTAATTAACACTAATTGAAGTAAATCTGTCCATTTATCTTCTACTTTAAAACTGAGTGCACCTGCGTCAATAAATATTAACAACATAGTGCACACAATTAAAAATATAAGGACCATTGGTCTAACATTCTTACTCAGCCAAGAATCAGAATTCATATCTGCCGTCCAACGGTCAGTTATCTGCTTCTCCATCTGAGCTTCGTGGTTGAGAATGAGCTCTTTTAGTTTTCTTTTAGCTTCCTTCTTTTCATCATCTGTAGTTACCAGATTATCTACAACACCGCCAATTGATTCTATCAGATTACTTCCAGCACCTGAAAAAATCTTTTTAAGTATGCTCATTATAGAATACCATTTGGTCCAACTGCTCCACCATGTCTGTAACTTCTATAACTTCCTTTACTACCACCTCTTTTAGCAATAGTATCCATATCTAGTTTAGTTAAATCAGGAGTAGGAACAGTATCTGTAGGAATAGTGTCTGTCTTAGGAATAGTATCTGTAGGAGTCTTTAAATCAGGATCTGTATTAGTATTGTCCTTATTTGGAGTTATAGTAGGATCTGGAGTATTATCCGTTGGAGTTTCACTCTTTTTACTATCATCAGTTTTTATAACATCATCTTTTTTAGCTAATCTTGTAGCTTTTTCCTCTTTAGATTCAGTATTATACTTTTTACCTTTCCAAGTAAAGTAACCTGCGTCATCTCCATAATGATCTACACCTGCTTCTGTATTCTTATTTCTTTGTTCTCTATAAGCTTCACCAAAAGATTTTTCTTTAGTAGTATTATCTTTTTTAGTGTCTTTAGTTTCAACATTATTAGTTGTAACATTCTTATTTTCTTCAACGTTTTTATTCTCCTTGTTTTCAACATTAGTTTGAGTAGTGTCATTTTGAACTTGGTTATTTTGAACTTTCTTTTGTTCATCAGTACCATTCTGAAGCATCTGATTTCTCTTAGCATTAAGAATAGGATTACCTGAAACCATGTTTCTTACTGTTTGATTGTCATTAAACACACTTTGATCAAATGTAGGGTTGCTTGTTTTAGCTTTAAACCTTTTAATGTATTTACCTTTAGCCTTTCTTTTAGTAAGATTACCTGCTCTGTCATATCTTTCTTTAGTGGTTATTTGATTTTTTTTATCTTTTATCTTTGTTTTACGTACTGTACCACGTTTGTCAGTAACAACAACCACTTTTCTGCCCTGAGCATCTGTAGTTTTCATACGTTTTCTACCAAAAAGTCCCATAATTTTATCTTTTTTATGTTAATAATTTATAATATACCATTTGGGCCTACAGCTTTTGATACAGGTGAATGATATTCTCCACCACACATCATAACTGATCCCCCACATTGTTTTTTCTTTTTCTTAGCCATTTTTTTAAATGTTTTAGCTAAGTTATATCTTTTTGTTCCAGGTCTACATGTTGGTCCTCCAAACTTATCACCAGTACAAACACCTTCAGTACCTCTACGTTTTATACTAGCAGTAGCTTTTTGTATCCAACCCATTATATCACACCTCTTCCCTTTAATATATCTGCTCTAGTAACTTTACCATCACCAGTTAGATCAGGAAACTTTCCACCTTTTTTTCTCATACCCATCATATTTTTAGCAGAATCAGTGGTCATACTACCACCTGCATACATACCAGGTATACCAGGTACTTTAGTATTTGTTGTATCTGGAGCTACTGGTACTGGAGGTTCTTGTCCT